CCCGATGTTGTCCCCGATGTTGGCCTTATTTTCTGAAAATTTTAAAAAGAAATTAGCGGCGACCTGGCATCCAAACGGGCTGTCCATAAATATTATTACAGGGGGTTCTTTTTTACAGAACTTGTAGAGCCATTCAATACCTCTCTTGGCTCGTTCTTTATCAGTCCTGTTTTTGCAGGATAAAATGTAATTCAGCCAATAATTCCTGTGAGGGACAATAGCTGCTTCTTGTTCTTTCGTGAGTGTTTCAATTTTTGACATGTTTCTATTTTAAGTGTGAGATAATTGTTGCGTTTACTTGGCGGTCGTGTTCGGCTATTATTACCGGCAATTTTCCTAGTTGAGGTTTAAGGCCGTGCATGAGTTCGATAAGTAAGTTTTTATCTTCCTGCGGCACCTCAAATCGGAATATGTTCAAATCCTTGTAGGTGCCATTATCAAGCAAATACGGAACTTCTTCGTCTGTTGAACTGGCAATCCACCTATACCTATATTGGTCCTCTCCTATAGAGTTATAGGCCATTAATCTAATCATTGCCAAATGGGATTGATAAGGGCAATAGATAATAGGTTCAAAATGGGTTACAGGGTGCCCATTTGCTTCAAGCAATACAGCGCTTGATATATGCTGCCAATAATCTTCCGGGAATAACTTCTTGTATTCTTCAATAGAAGTAGAAAGAGCTGATATCTTGTCACAAAACACCTCTAAACTATAGGGGCATTTAATATCACCGGTTATAAGTGGTTTTTTCACATCAGGCATACCGGACCAGTACGGCATATCGGGATGGAATAGACGTTCCTTACTAACTAATTGATAGGATAGGTCTAATACCTCAAATGCCTGACGTTCTGTTAATCGACCCCATGTAGTTGGCCTGCTATCCCTTTCGGCGTTTAATGGGCGTCCTAGTTTTTGTTCGTACTGTATTTGCTTTATATAGGTCGTTCCCTGTTTGCCCATTGCTTTGCCGCTCCGGTCTTTTGTCAGCAGCTTCCATATCCCAGAAGAGGAGACAGTACCATGTCTATCGTTCATAAGGATTGAAGTTCTTTGTGAAGTTTTTGATAGGAGTCCACCTCTTTGTTTTTGATCACACGTTCTGCGTAGTTAATTTGTTCTGCCGTAAGAAACTCACGTTTCATTTCAAAGAGCATTTGCAATTCTTCCGGGTCCACTGATTGTTTGAGCAGCGGGTTAAAATCGAGATATTCTTTGTGATTCAGGTTGCTTCCGAACAGTTTACCGAAATGGTCGCATGCATCTTTAATTGCCAGGCTTTTAGCTATAGGGAGCGCCATTTGCACCGCCGACTTATTCACGTTGGACATATCCAGTTTTAACGAACCGGTGTCCTTCATGGTTTGCAGCTCGCAAGCGCCTACACCGTCATGGGATATCCATTCTCCGGTTATAGGGTTTTTGACCTGTACACGAACGGTAACTTCAATGGCATTAAAGATTACCCCGGTTTTCAGGACTTCTATTTTATACAGAGTGAATATGCGGCGTAACAGGTATTCTACACGACCTATAGGCAGGTATTTATGCCCTTTGATGAATGGATGTTCTTTCACCCAATTTTCAGGTGGGTCTTGGTTAAGAAGAACCATTAGTTGATTCTCCTTTATGCTGGTTTCGGACTCTGAAACCAAATCCTTTAGCGTTGGGATTTTTATCGGGAGTGTATTCTTCCCTTTTGTAAGGTCAGTGCTCATCGTTTTCGTGTTATTTACGTTGCCAGCATCCCCATTTGGATCTTCATTGATCGCTCTTGAATCAGGGAGGTTACTGAGGTGAAAAATGTGTGGTAGTCTTTGTGGTTGCAGTAGTAGTCGCAACACTTTTTAAAGTGTGATTCAACGGCGTGGAGCTGCTCAAATGTTTTGCATCCGGATATCTCCTTAGCGAGCATCATAACCGCTGAATGTATCGGCTTGGCGTACTTGTATTCTCCTTCCTTTTCGGGAAGCAAAACGTAAACGACAACAGCGGCGACAATTACTATCACCGCGAGTATTAATAGATTCATAACTGTAAGTTTTAGATGAACGTATGCGGGTCTTCGCCTTTGAAGTTGTCTTTTCTGTCACGAAAGAATTGCCATAGGTAAAGAGCGCCGATAATGCACGGGAAGAACAGGAAGGCAAAGACTATCATCCCCCATGATAAACTTAGACCTTGCGTGTTGTTTGTGTAGAATAAGGATATGGAGGTCATGATATGGCTTTTTGAATGGCTTTAAGCGCCTGTTGATATGAAAAATGTTCTTTGGGATGAGGCGCTATAATGCTGAATGACTCACACATCCACTTCAATGCTTGAAGAAGTTCCGGAGCAGCAGCGATAATCTGAGCATTAGCAGCAAGATCAAATGACCCAGAGCCAGGAGATAAATAAACTTCCGCCACTGTTACCGGCAGGAGGCCGTCTGTGTGCTTTTCCACAAGTATCTTGTTGGCATATACCCTTCTAACATTCCAAGGACCGGGAGTATATTTTGTATCACTCATACAGCCTTATTGAAGTGTGAACAGATATAATTTATGACTTCAGGTATTCCACCGAAGACCTTGTCAACTTCCGGGTCGTATCGGTGAAATGTTTCCAGATATTCTTTAATGATCGGCCATGTAAAGCGATTTTCTTCCAAAAAGAAATCTTCTGTTGGGATAGTTACATCAATCTCTCTTTCCTCTTCATTGTACATATGGGATGTGAAAGACACATTAAGATGACCTGAATCCTCAAGCCACTCATTGAACTTGTCTCGGTCTATAATGATAAAAAGGCTTTCGTCGCCATCCTTAGATTCAGGGGCAGAATAGAAAACCTGAATGGTTTTGATCTTCGGAATTACATCGTCGATTTGGAATTCCGGAATAGTTATTACCTTTGTCATGTCTTGTTGATTTGAATTGATTCGACAATGCCACCTGTTACAGCAGGTGGTTTTTTTATGTTAGTGCTTCGACAACTTAGCTGCACCGGGAACAATCATCCATATTTTCGGTCTCCCATCAGGGTGTTTAAAGTCCTCCATTTCGGCTGGAGAATATGCATAACCGGCAGCATCGAAAAAACCATTATTTACTACACATACTAAATCTTCCACCCATTCTGTTGGGGGCGATATGAACGCAGAATCTTCAACGAGTTCAAATATAGCGATAGCCTTGTCTCTTGTGGGGAGCGGAACTCCATTAATGTCATTGATGTAACTACCCATTGTTTTATATTTTTTAGTTATGATTTTACCCATCTGCATTTTTCACCCGGGGTTTGGACCGGCGTAGCCTGCATTAGTATGTACCACCTCCCCCGGATTCACGGTCTAAGGTGATATCGCTGTTCCCTATAGGCGGACCATTAACATGATCAGGCCCCGTGGCTTGGCGCGGAATCCAAAAGGTTGCGACTCTTTCGAGCGGCGGCTGCATCCGGGCAGCACCGGTCTAAACCGGCTCTGAGTTTATCAGGCCATCAGGGGCCTCCAGTTTTAGCCACTCTGGATGTGGTAAGTGTTCGCCCTGAAGGGGAGATTCGAACTCCCGCCAATCGCACCCCTGCTTTCGCATAGGCTGCTTTTTGCTCTAACCGCTGAGCTACTTCAGGCCCTCACCTAGGAATCCTCTATCATTTATGCCTCACCAGGTGATATTGTCGGCTATAAACGGAGCACACGGTAATCGGATTCATGTGCTTTGCTTTCAGTCCCCGATGGACCTATCCGGTCTGATGGCCGGCATCTTCGCGTAGGTTGTGGGGAGGACAGGGTATGATCCTGTACGATTGGAGTTTTAAGGGGATGCTTTTTATCTGCGCCTTATCTGACTTATTAAGCAGAGCAATGTCCACACAACTCTTTTACTTATGCCGAACTACATAAAACCAATCTATAAGTGATGATTACTTTAGCGTCTGTACTATTTAATCCCGTCCATCGGGAACCAGAATTTGCCGTCCTGGCTAAACTATTCCGCCACCTCCCCCAGTTGATATTAATCAGCCACAACAGTTATTCCCTTGGTAGAAAGATTGAAGTACTTCAGTTTTTGAGCGTCAATACCATGGACAAACATTGTCTTCGTCTTTCCAGAATAGGAAGTTGTGTAGCCTTCCTCTTTTAACCACTTCGTTAGTTGTTTCTTTGTCATGATTTTAAATTTTATGGTTACCAATTTTTAGTTATACAACTAAGCAACAAAGCCCATCCTATCACCAGGATCACGCAACAGCTTCCAGTTGCAGCCAGATAAGCGATCAGTAAATTTTCTGGTCTCATTTATCAAGATAGTTTATAAAAATAATGTAAAGCATTTGGCATTGTGACTCGCATAATTTTATGCTCATTAAGCAAAGAGGTTATAGATATATACACCGTTTGCTTCATTTTCTTTGTAGGCAATCCCTTTCCAGAGATATCACTAATGATTTGACGGGCGCTAAGAACTTTTTGATCCTTTAAGCATTCCAATATTTTATCTTTCATTATTCTTTATTTACTTGGTAACGACCAATAACTTTACGGCACATAGGCAAACAGTGATCAGGTAGACGGGCAATTGTGCCAAATTTATTTATTTTTTTTCCTGAGATCACGCGACTTATCAAAGATTTATGTACCTTTACCTCTCTGGCAAAATGAGATAAGTCAAGACCTTCTTTGTTTAGTTTAAGCCAAGCCACAATTTCTTCTCTTGACATGTCCATTTGTTCTTTTGTTGTTTCTGAAATCAAAAGTAATACAGAAATTGACATTCGCAACAAATGTTTACAAGTATTTGTTTTAGTAATATTAATGTGTATTTAAAACTAAATTATAGGTTAAATAATTAGTTTTCACATTTTGATCAGAAATCCACCCCTATTCCTTTTAATCAAATCCCTTTATATAGCCATTAGTATAAACAAAAAAGCAACCAGGATCTATGCCTGATTGCTTTTTTCACTAGTAAAATTCCGCCCTCCTTTAACCTTTAGGATTTGGCGTATGATACCTGAATTAGTGGAAGCCCAATGAAAGCGTATCTTTTGTGTTTTTGAGGATGTAAAGAGTATCTCCGGCGGCTGCCTGGCTGATTTCTTCGGGTAGGTCTACGTAAGGGCTGGAACGGTGCGAAGATAGCGCAAATGCGGCTCCAATTACAATAGTAGCGATAAGTCCACCAGCGCAAAAGATGAACCCGTGTAATATTTTGTTGTTGGTCATGTTATGAATTTTTAGAAGTGATAAATTGTTTCATTTCCAGGGCATAAAGTAGCGCTTTAGTAGTTGACCCAAATATGTCTTTAGCGGCCTTAAATTCCCTGTCTGTGAGCGATACGGCGCGTTTGTGCCTGTACTCATGATCCGGCGGCGCTAATGGCCTGCCGCGTTGTCGTTTTTGGGTTGTTTGCTTCATTGGATGTTATTTAAGTTTGGATTTTGAAACCTGGGCACCGTTAGCGCGGTGCTTTTTTGTTATTCCTTTACCACGCGAAATGCTACTGGGTGGTTTTGTGAACAAATTATCACGCATCCTTTTGGGTGTGCATCGCTAAACATTATATATTTTCTGCTTACTTTCACCATGGTTTCAAATGGCTCGTTATAACCATTTGGATTTCGAGGCACACCGAAACCGTTACTAACTATTTCATCATACGTCTGATTGGAAACTTTTATCTTTTTAATTTTTTTGAGTTTTTTACTGATTTTCATACCATTCTATTATTTCCGGTGTGACGAATAAAGAAAATTCCATCCAGGCGAAAGAACCGTTTTTGTGCTGCAGCCAGCGGAATGACCATTCGCCATCCTTTGACTGTTCGGCCTGAATGATTGTGAAGGCATCTTCTGGATCGTCGCTACCTTCTTGTGTTGCCACTTTAGGGTGAGCAAATGTTATGCTTTTTAAGCCTACCCAAGTAGGGGGATAATCGGGGTGCGATTTGTATGACAAGTTTAAAAGTTGGAATTTCATGATTTGACTTTTTGAGTAAATGAAATGAATTCCGGGGTCAACTCCCCGATTTCATCAAAAACGGGTATTTCTTCGTAGTCTACATAGGCAAATAGGGGGTAATTACTCTTACTGTTGTAGGTAGTGCAGAATTGTATTTCGCGGCCATTCAGGGTGAAAGGGAGATTGGTGATAGTTAAATAGCCCTCATCCATCAATCCCACGTTGAACCCCTCTATGTCTTCATCGTCATATTTGAGGTCATAAGGAGCCAACCCATCCAATATTTTAAGGCATAATAGCCCCATGCACTTTAATAGCTTTGCCTCGTTAAACAGATCCCGTGGGCAAACTCGTTGGTAATGTATATCCATTTTAGTTTTTTTTGAAAGTTAAGAAAAGGGGCCGAAGCCCCGTTAAGGTTATTTGCTTGCTTTCAGGCGTTCACTGATAGCGATATCAAAGGCGGTCCGTTCGGCTGTTACATCGTGAGATATGTTAGCCCATACGTTAGGCCCTTGCTTCAGGATATAGTAATACGCCTGGTCATATGAAGGGAGGTCGTAGCCACCAAACAGAGCGTTCGCGACATCTGTAAGATACATTTCGATTGATTGTTTCATAACTGTTGATATTTAAAGTGTGAGAAGAAAAGATTTAGTTATTACATGCTGACCAATATAGCCCGGCGCATTCCTCAGCCGGTTTACATTCGTCGATACAATGATCAGCAATCGCCGGATCAGCAGAAATAAAGAACATCCAGGAAGATTCACTATAGGATTGTGGATGTTTAGCAGCTAAGATGTTAGCGACCTTAGCGCAGTAGTCAGGAAACAGGCTGTTGATTTGTGTAGTAATCATTGTTTTGAATTTTTAGTGTGGAGTAATTAAATGTTTTTAAGTTCAATATTCGTAAACCTTTACCCATGAGCCATCCCATTGTGTACCGTTCAGGTACCATACACCTTTCTTTTGTTGAATGTGTACGCCTGGTAAAGCATTAAGGCGTTCTTTAGTAGTGTTGGAAAACCAACCTGCATTAGTGATATGGAGTTCACCTGACTCATTACGGTCCGCAATTCTGTTCCCGTGAAGCGTAAGGGCTCCTTCCCATACGCGGGTATTGCCGGAATTAAAAGAGCCACAAGTGGCTAATGCGATTGCTGCATTGTCTGAAATTTTACGTGCCATAGTATTTTTTGGTTTGTGCCCACAAAGATAAGATCATTTATCTTGGTATTCCAAATAAAATTTACAGAAAATAGGTTAAATACGCTGAAAGCCTTACCAGTAAAGGGTGTTATCCTTGTATTTTGTAATGTTTGAGGGCGATAAAGAACTCATTTGAAGCTTTAGGAAACTTCTTGACTTTATGTATTTTCATAAGATATCCCCTATAGTTTGGGTTCTCATTTCCGGTATAATGCCAATTAAATAGCGTTTTACTTTCTTGGTACATTTTCACAAAATAACCCTCCCAATAACCAACATCATCTTTGTGAGTACACTTTAGTATTTTGATATGCGGGATAATCCCCTCGTACAACTTGTTCTTTATAAACCTATGCAAGTTATAATATGGTGCAGGTTGTCTAGCACTAGAAATATGGGACTTAAACCTCGTTATTGGAGATTTAGATCGGCCAATGTACACAGGCATATCCCCAATAAAAATACCGTATATGAAGTATATTTTTGTATGCATAAAAAAAGACCCTGGTTTCATTGGTGGTGGCAATTACTCCCAGAATCTTTTATAAGATAAAATAAGGTTATTGCTTTACTCCACCACAGAAAAAGCATAGATCAAAGTTACAACAAAATACCTAATTAAAGGCTTCAAGCGTGCGTTATACGCCAACAACTAAGGGGATAGAACAGGATATTTTAAGCATAAAGGCTTTATTTCATTAATTCCAAAACATTTAACCAATACTCGGCACCTTCTATACTTTCTGAAAAAGGGAAGGCACTGTTGATCGCATGACGGACAGATGTTAGCCTGTAATTAGGATCATGCACAAAACCAGGCGTAGCCCGAAGGAAGCAACACCTGTTAACAATTGCCCTATGGCGAATCCCTAGATCTGGTATAGATCGCAAGATATCCATTACATTATCCCTCGTCATAGTTTCCCCTGCTGCTTATACTTCTTAATAGTCGACTCCTTCAACCCGGCAATTAATTTACACTGCGCCCGGATAGATTTATACAATGCCGCAAATTCAGGATCGTAATAAGCGCGATAGCTAGGATACACTAAATAACGGCTTCGCTTTATCAGCAAATAAACCCTCTGAAAACTAATACCCGCAGCTTTGGCTATTTGCTCGTTATTTAAGCCGCAACAGCGACGCATAAGGAAGATGTACGCGCGTCTGTTTATAGCGTCAAAATCGCCAGATAAATGGCCGTTAAACACAGGTATGATCCCGGTTTGGTTAGTGTACACGAATTCCAGGGTATCTAAAGTGACTAAGCCACGCTTCCCGCGCTGTCTGCTGCGATCTGACATCAAAATCAAAATTACATTAATGTCTCAATAGATAATTCAACATTATTTACCAATAGTTCAATTTTGTTTAACCAAAACTAAATAATATTAAACAAACAAGACGTTTTGTTAAGTAAATCAACAGATTAATTGAAATGACCCACATTATTACCCTACTAAAATTGTGGACTATTAGTAATAGTGGGATACGGGTTTATCTCCTATCCCATCTTTAACCCTTCAGGCGTTGAATATTCCCCTACGATTGTGTAGTTGTTGGCGTATAACGCACGTATAACGCGTTCAATGTGGCGTTTTGTGGATAAAACAGGGCTTTCTACGTATGGCGACTCATCGCATCGCCGCACCCTAGGTGAATTCTTACCATCATATAACAGACCTGTAAGCGTGTCGAGCTGATGTATCCAATGCATATACCAGGTCCGCCCACATATATGGCTGCATTGAATCCCTGCAGCACTAGCAGAACAGATTCCCCCACGGGCATTACCTGGATCGATAGCGTCATCGCATCGCATCACATAGTTCTACACACCAAACCGAAAAACAGCTTTGAAGCATGTCGATTCCCAGCACACATGCCAACACCCGCAAGCAATCCCAAAAGTAAAAGTTCAGTCGCCAATCCACACCCACCCGGTCACACATTCACGATTCCCCTATCGCATGTCACGTATCAGGGTGGGGTATAACCCCCAACTCACACAGTTATCCCTATATTTTCATTAAAACGGAATATTATTACTTTTGTTGGTTATGGCTATAATCCTTACTGGTATTGATTTTCGTGGTTTTTTTGGTGGTTATAAAAATGACGTATATAATACTATAGGAGTATTATTATATGCACACATAGAATGATTTTAGTAATATGAGGTTATTGTATTGATTTACAGTCATTTTAGTTATATTGTGTTTGGATTTTTCGTGGAAATTATTTACCTTTATTGTTCAAACTGCGATAAATGAGAATAAAAAAGCGTCCGGAAATTGATGAGGATTCGTTGCCTGTAAATCCTTTTGTTTCTTTTTTGGACATACCGGTAAACAAGGTTATTCGTGGTTTGGGTCAGGATGGTAAGGTTCGTGAGATGGAGTTGGAGAAGTCTAAGTATGCCAAGGTGTATATTACTCCTGCAATCAGGAAATATACGAGTAATTTGAGCGGCTCAGCTGCTTTGATGTTTATTTGGATACTTCAGGAGTTAGATTCTGGCAGGGACTGGTTGTGGGTAAACAAGGAGCGCTATCAGAAGGAGCATGATATTAAGTCTATGAAAACAGTAAATGCTGCTTTAGTTGAGTTGGACAATAAGAGGTTTATTGATGGTATTGCGGGTAAGAAGGATGTGTATTTTATCAATCCTGTTATTTTCTTTTGTGGTAGCCGAATTAATAAATACCCTGAATGTGTTTCGCGATGAATAGACTGATATTTGTAGGAATGCGCGATTAATTGATCCTTTTTGTGTTTTGGTTAAGGAATTTGGGAATAAGGATAGTTTGTTTGATATTGCACAGTGGTTGTTCGAAAATGGGTATTCCGAAGAGAACTTATTAATCCCCGATGTGAGATACCTATCTGTATATTTAGACATACGGAATTTAGAGTTTTACAATAAAAAATTCACAGATGACAAATAAACAACTATTAGAAAATACGATTACCTGCATACAGTCTGGTATGTCCAGGGATCACGAGCTGTTGATCCAGGAACAGCTTATTTCTGAAGACTTGATGATGGTGTCCTTTGGGATAAAAACAGGAGAAGGAGTAGAAAGTCTTTACAAAGTATCTATGACTAGTTCAATTTATCAAGATGAGGAGCAAAAGTCTTTGGAGATATGGAAGGCGTTGATGAGATGTTTCGGTAATTTGGTTTGGAAATACAAGAATGCGTGTCAGAATGTTTAGTAAACGCAAAACCCGGAACATATCTGGATGCGCCGGGCTTCGAAACTTATTGTCCGATATTGGTACAATAAGTAGCATCAAATTTACTATTTTTTCTTAAATGTCTTGTATATTTGCTTTCAGAAGCCGTGAGCAATTCCGCCCGGCTAAACAAACAATATATGAAAAGTACAGCAAAGTTTGAACTGACTTCAAACAACGACGGGACATTGAATCCCGTTTTGTCTCTAACCATCGAGCAAAGCCCGGATGTGCGTGATGGGATCGCAAATTCCTTCATAGGGTCTCTTGGACTTAGACACGGCCTATGTCACTGGCGCCGGGAATCATTTTCTGCAGAAGGTGAAAAGAATTTTTTGATATCGGCTTACCGGCCAAATCAAAGCCTTGCCATCCTGGATGTTTCCGCCCTATATACAACTGCTACTCCTTATAACGGGAAAAGAATTGAGTTTAGGGATAAGCTGGTTGAATTGTGTCAGCAATATGGTGTGACCATTGATACTCTCATATCGGACGGTCTGGATCTGCAAACAACAGTTAATAATTAAGTCGCTTCTTTCCGTTTCATAAACATAAACCCTCTGATTTCGGAGGGTTTTGTTTTGATGTTACTTTTGAACGCTCAGAATAGTTTGATTATCGTTTTTTTGTGTTTTTGATAAACAAAACAAAACCCCACCGTAATTGGTAGGGATACTATTGGTGGCGAATTGCCTCCTTATGTCGTGGGTGGAAATTCCTTTTAAGCCCCTATTATCATTTGAAATACTAGATGCCATCAATGATATTTATTGATGTAGCCATTCAAATATTTTGTCTGCACTTTCACGAATAGAAACGAGGTCAACTGTAATAACAGTTCCTTCTACGGAATGTAGAGGTGCGCATGCTGCCATTGCTTTTTCCCAGCACCATTTTTTTGCTTCTACTACCCTCCAATCAATGAGTTGTATTTTACAACCAGTATCTATTGTGCTGTAATTCTGCAATTGTTCTGTTTGATTTTCCATATTATCCCGGTAAACAGATCCGGTGTGTTTATAGTTTAGTCAAAGTAAAAGAAAACTCTTACGTCTTCTGGTACACCAAGTGTTCTCAATTCTTGAATGTTTGTGAAGAATGTTTCAGGCAAAAAATCTGTGTACGATTTAATCTCCCCATATCCTGGTTCGACAATCACACAACCATTATACCCTATAACCTTTTCTCTTGAATCGTAGATTGTTTCATCTCCTCTTAAGTCCTCGAATTTTTTAGAATAGTCGAAGTCTAGGAGTTCTTTCAAATAAACAAAAGAATGGCCATGGCCTATGTCGTATAGCCAACTCTTATTTGTCTCTTGCATCGAAAGGGGAATATCTTCTCCACTAAAAGGATTAAACGTATAAGCATGCTTATGTGGCGAATTCAAATACTCGCTATCTTCCGGCAGCCCACGACAGTAAGACAAGTATTCTGAATTGCTATCATTACGCATATTCCCCAAGAACCCATACATTGCATAAGACCTCCAATTAAATGGGCTGTTACTTTTGTCGGGGGCATCGGTGAATATCTTATCCTCAATTAGAACCCATTTACCCTCTCTTTTAACCTCTACATAGGTTGTCATGTCAAGTCCCATAGTGTTATTTATTTTCCCGGCACAGCATATTGATGAACGATTCCGCTGCCTTGTTTGCTTTTTCGTGGATTGATTCTGGGGATTCGATAGTCTTGTTTGGTGCACCGTAGTCACGATAATCATCCCACTGATCATACGTAAACTGATCCTTGAACGCCATGGCGATATTGGCTATCCATCCTTGCCTGTACTCCGGGTCATTGTTCAACGCCTCAACCAGGCGAGATATTGGTGATTCTTTAGGAGATATGGGCACAGGTGCTTCCACCATGGCAACATTATCTTTGGGTAGAGGTATTGTATACGGTAAATAACCAAACAGTTCTTTTAGGTCATCTTGGGTAAAGGTGCCAATAACTTCTTGTGATGGTTTTTCACTGTAAGATCTAATGAATTGGTCGAGTCCTTTGGTTTGTTTTATCTTAATAGTTTTTACTAAGATCATTATATCATATCCTAGATAATTAGAGAAAAACAATGTCAAATGCGGTTTAACAAGATCAACATGGTCTTCAGGTATCTCATCCTCTATATTGATTATACCGTTAGGTGACAGGTGTTTCCCTACCCACTCATATACTGCACTAGCACGGTATAGCTTACCGCCCTTTTGTGCGAAGTAATCACCCACCGAGTATGTATCTTTTCGTTCTTCGGTCATTTATGGGTTATTTTATAATTTTCTTCTTCAGAAACTTGCCAATCATCAACTTGGTTTAGGTGAGCAAATTCACCTTCATACAACTTCCAAAACATGACGACTTTATAGGCCTTTTCATGTAATCTGTATAGCAAACGACCCATTTCAAGATCATTCGCACCTTCTAGCAATATACTTTCATGAATGGGGACTATATACCAAATTCCATTATAACATTTTCTCACTTTAGTGAAAAGGGCTATACGGTTAAAATAGCCTCCTTCACCCACAATAGACTTAATGTTTGGATAGTAAGGAATATCATTGTAATTCCTATTAATGTTTATAAGGTCCCTAAACTCAATGGGTGTCATAACGCTTCTTTTAGTTCAAACTCAATACGTGGGTTAAAACGTTCTTTCTTCCCACTCTTTTTTTATGTACCGGAATGATCGGAAGGTGAACGGGAACTTTTCTGCTGCCACCTTAATCTTCACAAGCGCATCGTCGGTCCAGTAACCTTTGGTCTCGTGCATTTCTAACTCTCCACTTGAAAGCATTACCAGGAAATCAGGTCGGTAATGGCAGTTATCCCCTATTTTCAGATTGATGCTATCGAACCACCATTCAACTACTTCTCCTGACTGTTTTTTCAGACTTAGCAAATCGGCGTACTTCTGCTCGGTCTTATTCATAACACCGGATTTCAAACGTCCTAGTGCTTTGTATCCTTTATTTCCTTTCAGATATGTCTTCTTGAATTGTTCAGGTGTCATTATACACCTCCTTCTTGAACTTTTCGAGTAATTCGGGTGTTGGTTTCGGTGGATTCTTGTGGATGCCTTGTCTCATACTATCTAGTATCTCATCTATCCTATACTCTACAAACCACTCTGCGAACTTCAATGCGAAGTCATCACAGACTTTAGCACATATAGTTGCAGCGCCATACAAGTTATATAGCTCCCCACCGCTAGTATAAACGGATTTTTCTATTGTATCGTAAAGATTATCTTCTAGTTCCATCATTTATGCATTAAATAGGTGAAAACACAAGCCCAATTTACAGATGCCAATATGGCCCATACTGTTAATAAGAGTCTCTTTCTTTTAGTTGCTAGTTCTTCAATAAAAAAGAAAGTGTATACCACTCCTAAGAACGCGCTTGACCACATATTATTTGTCGTTTAAAAGTTCTGGATGAATCTGTACCAATTTGTCCAACATTTCCATATCCTTGGTAGTATCGGCTTCTATGATTTGTTTGTTGCGAATCAATTCCTCCATGATTGAGTGAGCCTTTTCTGCATAGTATTTAGACCTTGATTCAGCAAAGCCTGTCTGCTGATCGATCAGTACTTCTATCGGATGTTTAGGCTTATTGTCATCGTATTCTTTTGACAAGTTCTCAAGCATGAAATGACATAAGTCGATCATTGCATAAGCCTGAAAAACTTTTCTTGATTCTCCAATTGGTTTCATGATTGTTCGTTTTGTATTAAAATACCATTTTCGAAAACAGGTCTATCTTCTGCATATTGAGAACCATCTGATCAATTTCAGAAAGTACTTTGAATGATGCATAACCAATACATATCCCTACTGTTTCGCTGTTAACCCCGTACTCTCTAAATAAATGGGCATATATACTCGGTTTATACTCTAAAAGTTCTTCCACCAATTTGGGATGATTAATGATAAGAGGATCGGTTACACTATCAGCGTATTGAATAAATGTCCCTTTAAATCTCCCTTCCTTTTTTGCCTGATAGTAAAGCAAAGTCAATGTAGCAAATACCCTGTCTGTCATTACTCAAATCTTATGGTGATACCTTTCAATAAACTGGAACAAAAGCAACCATGTACCGCATTTCCATTCTTGTCCGTTGCTGTAAATCCGGTACTGTATGTATCTTCATCGGAACAACAGAAGGCTGAGTAACCAGTATTTACAACTCCGGAATAGCGTTGCCCTTCCAGGATGGCTTTACCCTTTTCAAAGTCTGCATCACTTGTGCAGCTAAAGGATACAATGGTTAACGCCAAAACAATTATCAGTATTCTCATCATTTAATATTTAGCATTATCAGAAGGCCTCTCAGTTTGTCCAATTCAACAGACATACTTTCTATCATGTATAACATTTCCGGAACTTTCTCAATAAGTATTCGATTGCCCTCAAAATTGGGATGCGAGGTATTAAGTATGCATACTAATTCTCTGGTTCTTCCTTCGTCAATTTGATGAAAATTTGAATAGATTATCTCCGATTCATAGCGTTGTTCATCATTTAATTTTTCATCGGTCCATTCCCTGGTGACGTTTGTTTTAAGAACTAGTCCGCGTTCCCATCGTATCAACTTGTTCATCACTTGATATTTAGCAGTTTCTGGATGTACCTGAGTGTGTTGATATCACGGCATTCGCCACGATATAAAACGCCATTCCCATAATTCTTTTCAATGCAGACATCTTGTAAGGTGATATCAGTGCACTTATACGACAATAGTAATTTTGGCTTCTTAAAAACCATCATAGGATTTCCTTGATGATCTATTGTTCCTCCATCAAAAGCCCATATCCATCCTTCTTTCTGTATTTGTTCTGGTGTGAGATATGGAACACGTAGGTCCCCTCTCTCTAATAGCTCACAAGCGCTACTAACTGTTTTTTTAGCGATATAAAGCCACATAGTCCATTCTGAGTCTGCAGAACGCCTAATATTACATGTATATCCCACCCTTAAATCAGATATATCCGGCACAAAGTATTTTTGATCTTCCATTTTAATCTATAATTGAGTATTCATTATTGCCATTGTGAACTAAAGTGTTTTTGTCCATCATGATCCTTATTGTCCGGTATACATGGGTTTGTACTAATAAATTACAATATCCGGTCCTATCTACAATGTATTCATATATTAGCAACCTGGGGCAAGGAGATCCATTTTTTTTGATAGCGTCACGTATCCGACTTTCCCAAGTTTCATCATCAATACTTAGGAGTTCTTCCAAAAGATTTAGTGTTTCAATATCTGTACATCTGCCACGAAATATTGTATCAAATCCCTTATCAGAGAACTTTAATCCAATGGAGTAAGGGCCAGCTATCTCAATCTGTGTTTTATTCGGATGATCTACACAAAGTTCAAATTCACCCTTTTGATACCCGTAGCCAGCACCTCTGTATGCACCTATATATTTCCAGCCTGAAGACTCTAATAGTTCTTTTGTTAGGTATTTTTGGTCATCCATTATTCCCTGAGCAACATGTTTTGAATAATCAGTCATTTTGTTGTTTTAATATCATAATAAAATGATTCTCCATCTTCACTTACCCATTTATCTGAAACTGTTTCCACATTCAAGAATGTATCGTCTACTTTATGAAGTTTTATATCTTCTGGTATTGGCTTTGTTATCCAACTTGAATCTTTCCAGAATATTCGATTATTAGGTTGAGCCAATAAATAACCATCATCAGATACTAAAATATGAGCACACTTATAATCTGTAGGTTCATCTGAATATGGGTTATTGAACCAATCCACAGTGAATAAATAAGTAGCCCATACACTAGATTTATCTCTTAATTTTACAATACATTTTAGTAAATCTAAATAATCTAATTTACAAACTGATACATTCTCGCTAAAGCAATTCCATAATTGTTTAAAGTGTGGTTCTATATCTAAAACTGGTTCAAACATAAATATTTCTGATAAAGGAACACGGCTTCTCATTGCGCCATAATCAGTCATAATGTGAAATGTCAATATTTTCCCAGGAACCGATTGGATACCAAAAACATAACAATTATCATAAATATGTCTATCCGATTCCGATTTGGTTAACCAAGATTTTCGAATTAATGCTTTAAATGAAGGTATATTAATATTATGCATTTCTTCCTATTTTTATACCTCTGGCTACTAGAGCTTCAAAACATAACATTTCCACCATATTACTGAATGTTCGACGTTCATTCTGTGCTAACTTCAGAATTTCTTCTCGAATATCATCCCCTTTAAAGTATGTATTCTTTTTTTTCTTTACTGGTTTTTTTTCTTCTGACATACTATTCAAAATATAAACAATGATACACACATTTTATCATAAAAGAACACGAAGTAACATAAAAATTAAACTTTAAATCATAAATATTTGACAAATAGTATTTTCGATTATAAATTTGCTATAACCAACGACAACTTAATGCAACCAATAGCAAAGCATGCTTTTGTGCAAATGGATAATCCCATGCAACGGGAATACATCTGCGCGAGCGGTATAAAAATACACCTCCCTGATCATGTTCTTAACGCAGAAGAGTGGTGTACCACAGAATGTATCTTTTTTTCAGGGGACTTTACTGATGTAGAAGGGGTACCACTACAAAGAGGGGATATTGTCGCAGTAGATTACCGGCTATTGAGTGATTATGAACAGGATAGCCATGGGTTGAGGACATATAACAGAGTATTGGCAGTAGAAGACCAGGTCGTATGGTATGCCGATGAGTATATGTTGATGGGCGTTTGGCGTGAGGGCAGATGGGTAGGTATTGGGAAATGGGTTTGGATGACGGAAGTAGATGCCCCTGATCCGGTATCGGATGTTATTCACATCCCAGACAGTTTTAAGTCTCAAAAAGAGAAAGGACAAGGGGAAATAGTGAGTGGGAATAATCTCCCAATTGGCGAAACCGCCATTTTTGATGAAAAATTCAGGAGCGTATACGATATACGAGGCATAAAGTATATCATCCTGGATGAAGACCGTATACTGGCACTTAAAATACCCGATTATGGCTCCGATAAAGCGTAAAATTCTAAAAATAATCGCCAAAAGGAGAAATCGGATAAATCCTCCAAAGCCAAACATCCTGCCAAGTTCAGATTCTTGGTATTCTATACAAGTAAAACCACAAGAAAAAGGTAATGGCGAAACAAAATAAGCAATACGGCAAACGGGTTGGGAATATGGCTATTAACCCGTATTATGAAGGTAATTTAATGGAAATGTACCCCATTTTAAGTGAGTGTTTGCATGATAAAGTATCCGATAGTTTACTGATAGATAAATATTTTAGATATTGCTCATTTGTTCTTGACCCACAATCGCCTATGTTCAAGGACTACCCGGATATGCAGTTAAGGCGTAGGTATGCATCAGATGAAACGGGGTGGGATGGGGTGAAAGACTACAGGATTGAGGTATTGATGTTGAAGAATCTGTATAGGTCTAGGGAACATTCAATGATCATCACTGCAGAAAATATGATGGACGAATATTTAGACATATTGAACAACCCTTTGTCTATTGAGAATGAAAATGATCTGATCAAAGCCCTGGATTTGAAAAACAAGCTCATCAACCATTACGAACAGCTCATTGAGTTGAGGGATAAAATGGTTAAAAAGATGAGTGGTGCTGATGAAGACATTGAGGAAGAATTGTCATTTAATCCTACTCCGGAAAAGATGGCTAAAATGAAAAAAAATGTTTGAGCCGATTAAAGGTGGGTCTATAGTTGATGTACAGGGGATGTTTTGTAACATTCCTCCTGTTGGTTATATACAGGATTACACCAATGGCGGTAAACTAAAGAATGTAGGGGTTTACCGTAGGCATAAAATGTTTGATAGTTGCTTTTGGGAAGTTGACCCGAGATGGAAGCTATATTTGGAATGGAAGAAAGAAGAAGATACCCATAAAAAGCACAACCCTAAGTATCGGCATCCTCAATTGGAGGCATTTGTACAAGAAATGTGGCTATATAGGATGGGGGGATTTTGGTTCTATAACAATGATGAGCCAACCTATATCACTGGTCAAAACTGGTTTTATTTATCGGTTTATCATCTTGATGTGGGTCTTCCAAAATATAGGGATGCTGACAGAGAATATTTTTATGCGTGGCAACTATGCCAGGAAGACCCAGATTGCTTTGGTATAACCTACATAACAAAGCGCCGGTCGGGCAAAAGTTATATTTGCGGATGTGTTGCGCTGGAACTAACCACACGAAACGAGAAATTCAATACCGGCATTCAATCAAAAACAGATGGGGATGCTAAATCTCTTTTCCGTAAAACCATTATAGCACCTTACCGAAAGATGCCCTATTTCTTTCGTCCAGCCAAATCTAATATGGATGTTGGTGCTACCGCTCCTGCTACAGAACTTAGGTTTATAGGTAGCAAAATGTCCGATGTTGATGAAGAGCTGGATAGTATGATTGATTTTAAACCGTCTTTGGAAGGGGCATATGATGGTCAAAAATTAGGATTTTATATAGCCGATGAAGTTGGTAAAGCCCAAAAAATATCAATTCAGATACGATGGGATATTGTTCAGTTCTGTTTGAAAGACTTTGATGGCCGCATAATTGGCAAAACCATTCACACTACTACTGTAGAGGATATGGACGGGTCAATGAAAGAGTTCCTGAACATGTGGCAGGGGTCGGATCACACCAATAAGAAAAACGGACAAACTGTTACAGGGATGTATCGTTATTATGTGACCGGTGACAGAGTTAGGTGTTTGGATAAGTATGGTAAATCTGATAGCGAAAAGGCAACTCAGCAAATACTAGATGCGAGAGAGGCTAAAAGGTCTGATCCGCGCGCATTGTCTGCTCTTATCCGTAAAGACCCATTGAATATTAAAGAGTTTTTCTTAGCAGATGCTGATACTTGTGTTTTCTCTGACCCTATTAAACTAAATAACCGACTAGATGAACTTAAGTGGAATAAACCTCAATATGTCATTGGAAATTTTGAATGGGTAAACGGGGATCGGGATACAGAGGTAGAGTTTATACCGTGTACTAATGGTAGATGGAAGGTGATGTATTTACCACCTGAGCATATGCGAAATATGTTCATAATTAGGAATGGTAAAAGGTTCCCTAATAACACATCATCGTTCAGAATGGGAATTGACCCTTTTGATTATAAGATGGAACACCTGGCGGATCAGAAGCGAATGTCTCTTGGTTCTATCTGGATAAAAAAATGTGAGGACGATTTACATAGTTCAATTGTCGATAAGGGTGGGGCTGCAATGTATTTGGCAAGACCTAGTGACCCTAATATCTTCTATGAAGATGCACTAAAAGCAGCATTCTTCTATGGATGTTATGCCCTATTTGAAAGAAACAAAAGTAAAATATTGGACTATTTTGAAGATCGGCTTTACGATGATTATTTGTATTGGATACCTGGAGAGAAAGTTAGGGGTATTCATAATAGTTCTCAGTCAAAGGGGGGCGGTGTTAATGGTAAAATTTCCGAGTTGACCGATACTTTCATAAATCATCATATAGAATCAATATACTTCCCAGAAGTTATTGAGCAGTGGTTAAAGTTTAGCCCGGAAGATACTACTGAGTTTGACTTGGCAATGGCATTTGGTTTTGCAGAAATTCTGGACCGGGAGATAACAAAGAAGATAAATCGGGTGTCCAGCAATCAAATAAAAGTATCAGATATATTAAGTTTTGTAGATTAATCTTAGTTCCTCGTATATTAACCGACCGCATAATTTATCCCATTGGCAACGAACCTATTAACAAGCGGATTCCCTGATCCCAATATTGATCCAAGGGATAAGGTAAAGAAGGAGTATTTAATGCAGTATGCAAATGCTGCATTAAATGTGTACAACGACTGCCCTATTGGTTCTGTGGGATGGAAGAATAGGGATCAATATGCTTTAAATACCGCGTATTCTATGGGAAAACAAACCATAGATAAGTACAAGCCTTTATTGATACGCGGCAAGGATAACACCTATAATCAAATGGTGACAGATTGGTCTGTATTGCCAATCCTGTATACCAAGCGTCAGCAAGCTTTAGGCATCCAAAAGAAGGAATCCCAAAATTATGAGATCAGAGTAAACCCTATCGACCCATTTGCACAGGACGAAGTTCAGGCAGAGATAGAGTATATGCGGGCTAAATTATTAGTTCGCCAAGCTCTAGAGGCGGCCAATGTAAAAATAACTGCTCCAGAATTAGAAACTCAACCTGGGGAACCTGAAGATTTGGATGGTATCAATATTATTGAACTGGGCTACCGGCACCGGACAGCTATGGAAGTTGAGCAGGTTCAGGAGTTGATTTTTAACGCTAACGATTACGATTCTATTAATGATTATGTGATGCAAGACCTTTTTGATCAGGGTTTTGCTGTAACAAAAGATGAGACTTGTAATAATAGTACAGTAGAAATAAGGAGGTGCGACCCGGCAAATATTATCCTTAATTATTGTGCTAAGCCTGATTTCAGTGATTTGGTTTACATGGGAGAACTAATTGCCGTACCGGTTAATCAGCTGGTTGCTATGAGTTCTGGACAAATGACAAGAGAGGAGATAGAGCAAATGTACAATATGGGTAATGCCAACACCTATATGAACTATGGGTTCAACGTATGGACTGCATGGGCTACATTTAATGACTTCTGGAATAAGGGTAAGGTTCAGATACTTGACCTTGAATTTCTATCAACCGACAGGGAAGTGGGATACGAATGGACTGACAAGCGGAATAATAAAAAATTCAAGGTTGACAATTCTGATCGCAAAGAGCGTAAGACAGATTGGAAGCAAGAAAAGTCAAGGTATGTCCAAAATGTTTACCGGATTAAATGGATTGTAGGAACTACAATGGCTTTTGATTTTGGTAAACAATACAACATTCCAAGAGAGAAAGGCAACGAGTACAACGCACGTTTATCCTATCACCCGGTAGCTATAAACTTACGAAACATGAGGGCATTCAGTAGAACTGAAGCTCTTATATCTTGTGCGGATGCTATACAAATGGCGTTCTACAAATTACAACACGCCCTAAATAGTGTGGTCCCTAAAGGATATGCTATTGATGTTTCTGCGCTGGAAGAAGTGGCTATCGGTTCTAACGGAGAGAACCTAAGCCCAAAACAGATACTGGATTTATATTTCAATAGGGGTACATATCTTTTCCGGAGTAAGTCATTAGTAGGTAATGAAAAGTTCCAGATGCCTATTATACCTATGGAGTCTGGCGTGGGCAATGAGATAGTGGAATATCAGAATATGATTACCATGAATCTTAACATGATCGACAAAACGCTTGGTCTCAATGATCTTACTAATGGGAATACTCCTAACCCTAAAACTCTAAATGGTGCTACGCAGGCAGCAGTACAGGGTACAAACAATTCTCTTTCCGATCTGTTTATTGCAGAGCGAAAAATGACTCAAAAGGTTGCAAAAAACATAGTAATACGCGCACAAAATATAGTCACTCTGGGGAATGCCGATAAGATGATGTACTCATTAGGTTCTGGCACAATTAGTATACTTCGCAGCATAAAAGATATTGATAATTACATATATAGTGTATCAATAGAGGATTTGCCGACCGTTGATGAAATATCTGAATTTGTGCAACAGATGCAAATTGCCCAAAGCCAAGGTGAGATAACCATTTCAGATGTTATGATGCTTCAGAATATCAAAAACATGAAGCAAAAACAAATGTTCCTGGCTTACCGAGTTCGTAAGAATAAAGAACAGGCGGAACAAGTTGAACAGCAAAAAATGGAAATGAATGGTCAGATTCAGCAACAATCTGCCCAGGTAGCCGAACAAGCCAAACAGCAAACATTACAAACAGAATGGCAATTACGCCTTCAATATTTGCAGATGGAGAAGGATTTGGATCTAAGGAATCTGAATGTTCAACAGCAATACATGATTGAAGCTAAACGTATTGATGCAACAGGAAGGGTAGAGGCTTCCTTTATTCAGGCAAAAGAAAGGGATGCATCCAACATTAGGAATAATGCTACTGCCATAATGAATAGTGAAACTACTCCTGATGAAAAGATAGGGGTTATTGATGTGCCTGCAGAATTGAAGTCTACTGTAGAGCCCCAAACCGCAAATGAGCAGCCATTAGAAATAGAACCATTGCCATCAATACCATTTTCGTTTGATGATCAACCAGAAATGGAAGAAGAACAAGCTTACCAACAACAACCAACGATATGAGTGAATCAACAGAAACAGTAGTTCAGCCTACGGAATCGCCGGAAGTTCAACAACCGGTCATTGAACCTATAGGGATGAGATCATTCCGAGATATGCAGTCTCAAATTCAGGAGCAACCTACTGCTCCACCTGTAACTGTAATCCCAGAAACAAAAGAGGAGCCTGTAGCCCCCGAAGCAACTAAGGTACCGGAAGTGTCAGTTGCGCCCGTTACGCCAGAACCAACTACGCCTCAGAATCAACCGGAATTCAATAAGTATAAAGAATGGGGTATAGATGAGTCTCAGCAGGAAGACTTTGAAAAGTACATTACTGCCTGGAAGACGGGTAAAATAGACGAGTTTGTCCGGGTTAAAAATACGGATTACGACTCTATGAGTACTGAGGAGTTGATCCGTATTGATCTTAAAAGAGAAAATCCGACAGCAACATCCAAGCAATTGGATATTCTGCATAAACAATACCTTAAATCCCTGGGCGTTACCGAGTTCGCCGAGGATGTTGAGCGGGAGGAAGGTACTGAGTTGTATAACTTACGGGCAGAAAAAGTGCGAGACGCACTAAAGTCTGAAAAGTCTACATATCAGTTGCCGGAATATAAAGCACCTGAATCAACACCTCAAGTTGATCCACAGGTCTTGCGTCAAGAAATGGTACAAAGTGTACAGGCTGATCCTAATTTCCAGGCATTCGCGACGAATCGAATGGTTACGATGGGTTCAGGAGAGGAATCTTATACTTACGAGGTTCCCGCAACTGTAGATATGCTTTCTGCCACCGTTGACGCTGACGGGCTTTTTCGATTACTTAGTGACAAGGATGGGAAGTTCGATATGGGCAAGTGGATCAAAACCGTTGCCTATGCTGCTAATATGGATAAGGTGGAATCTGCTTTGATTGATTTTGGCAAATCGAAAGCTGAAAAAAGCAACTTCGAAAAGTTAAACAATCCTAAGCCAGAAACAATCCCAGCCCAGCCAGCGGCATCGGATGGTATACAGGTGATCGGACAACGTAGTTACCGGGATATTAATGGTAGGTAACACACAACTTAAACTTTTAAAACTAATTCACAATGTCAGTATCTACAGGAACATCATCATTGCAGTACGTATCTGCGTTGTCCCCAAATATTATCCAGCGGGACATCTTCAAAGGACTTATCGATATCCAAATGGATGACGATTGGTATGCCTTTATGGAAGGCACTAACCGGCAAATTCCATTTGTAATGCCTAGCCGGGAGGTTGCGGTGGCACCCATCTACCGTAGTTTTTACAATAACCCCCTGAAATCGCTTATCGATCTTACGGGCGCTACTGTAACCGGTTCAGGAACAACATCTATATCTGTTACAGGGCTTCCTGCAGGCTCCCAAAACATCCTGGTAGTTGGCGATTTGATCCGCACTCCAGCAGGCCAAGAGGCCCATGTACAAACCGTTCCTTCTGCGTCCAGCTTTACAGCACAATCAGTGAACGCTACGGTGCTTACAGTTGCTACTGGGAACAAGTTGGCTCAGGTATCGAATGCTCAAGAAGAAGGATCATCTTCTCCTACTCCTAAGCGTTGGGATGTGGCGGAATTGTCCAATGTTATTCAAATCATACGTAATTCATTCCAGTTTACGGACATGGAAGATGTTACTGCGATTGAATTCAACATCAACGGCAAGCCATCATATGTTCTGTTCCAGCAAATTCAAGCGCTGAAAGACCACAAGGCTGACATTTCCCTGCAAATGCTGTTGGGTAATCTGGGTAGCACTCTGTTTACCGATGCTTCCCCTACACTGTCTGGCGTAAATGGCCGTGGCGTTCAGGTAACCCGTGGTCTGGATGAGTATACCACTACATATGGGGTAAATGACTCAGTAACAACTCCTGGCGTTATGACGCTTGCCGATCTGGCTGATCTGGAATCACAGCTTACGGCAGCTCGTGCGCCAATGGACTACTTGGTTATCGGTAATCGTAGCGGTATTTCCCTGTACAGCGACTTCCTGCTGAATCTTCCTGGTTCTGGCGGCCTGAACTCTGTACGTTTGCCTTATACAAGTGGAGAGCTTGGTCTGGAAGTATCAGTGTTCAACCATGGCGGTTACAAGTATCATCTTCGCGCAATGGATGTATTCAGCAATACCAGCGTAATCAACTACGTGGCCTCTGGCACAACTAAGCCTTCAGTTGCCCGGTCTCTGT